AAACAACAAATTGAAGATATTAAAGAAACCTTGAAAAAAGGTGGGAGAACAAAATGAGTGAAGAAATACAATGGACGCCTGATAGTATGTTAGAGGTCACAATCAAACAACCAGACGATTTCCTAAAGGTTAGAGAAACTTTGACACGAATAGGTGTTGCAAGTCGTAAAGATAAAACACTATTTCAATCGTGTCATATATTACACAAACAAGGTAAATACTATATCGTACACTTTAAAGAACTTTTTGCTTTAGATGGCAAGAAGGCAACTTTAGTTGAAAATGATATACAAAGAAGAAATACAATCGCTATTTTATTACAAGACTGGAACTTAATTGATATAGTTAGAAAACAAGACGCAGAAAACAAAGCGCCTTTAAGTCAGATTAAAGTTTTACCATTTAAAGAAAAAAAAGAATGGAACTTATCTGCTAAATATAACATAGGAAAAAAAGTCGTAAACGAAGATAGCGAAAATGCAAATACCGAAGTTTAAAGAATTTTTTGTAGAACAAGATTTAGAACGTAAAGAAAAACCTATTACGGTTGCTATTATTACAATAGCAGATTCTAAAGACCCAAAAGAAAATACAACTGCTGATCTTATACAAAAGGCGTGTAAGAAAAAAGGCATTAAGTGTATTATTGTAAATACAAAATCTACTATCATCACACAAAAAGACGAAGATAAAAATACTTTAACCGTTTACAATTATGATGGCAAAGGTGCTGAACATACCTTTGTAGGTAAAGATACAGTTTGTATAACAAGAGGTGGTGCTTTAGAAGATGAAGGTGGTTTATCTTTAATATCTGCTTTCCAAAATTCACAAGCATTTATGTTAAACACAAGGGCGGCAATGCTAACTTGTGATAATAAATTAACTACAGCATTATTGTGTGAAAAGTTTGGAATACCTATTCCTAGAACTGCATATATTTCTAATGAGAAAAATTTAAAGACTGCTTTAGATATGGTCGGAGGTAAATTTCCTATCATATTAAAAACACTTACAGGAACACAAGGTGTTGGTGTTATTAAAGTAGAAAGTTATGATGGTCTTGTGGCAACTGCTCAGGCAATGTGGAAATTAAATGCTGAAATGTTGATACAAGAATATATGAAAACAGATTTTGACGTAAGAACTTTTGTGGTAGACAATAAGATATTTGCAAGTACAAAAAGAACTCACAGTAGTTATGACTTTAGATCAAACACACATAGAGGTGCTGAAGCAGAACCATACAAATTAAGTGATGAAGAAATAGAACTTGTTTTAAAAACTGCTAGAGTATCCAGAGCATATATGTGTGGCGTAGATCATATAATTTACAAAGGTAAACCATACATTTTAGAAATTAATGGTAGTCCAGGTTCAGGTGCAGATTACGAGGGTTATCAATACAAAGATTACTATTCGGATCCAGAACCTGCTGGTAGAATAGACGGTGAAACTATGATGTCATATGTCATAGATTGGGTGCAAGATAGAACTCATTGGGACAGACAATCACTTATAGAATGTGGTTGGTTAGAAACTGTTGAATTAAATGATATTGGTAAAGTAAGAGCAAAATTTGATACAGGTAACGGTTCACTTGCTTGTGCCTTACACGCAGATGAAATTTTAGAACACAAAGGTAAAATTGTTAAATGGAAATATGATGGCAAAATATATACAAAACCTAAACACGGTGAAAGTAAAGTGTTTAGATCAAATGCCACAAACGAACCATCAGAAATTAGACCTACTGTTTTAATGGATATTACATTTAATGGATTTACATATCCAGATGTAGAAGTAGGTTTAGACCAAAGACCTAGATCAGGTTCAGACATATTAGTAAATAGAGAACTAATGCGACAAATGAATGTAGGTGTTAATCCTAATAGAACGTTTGTGTTAAGTAAGAGATTAAGACCCATAGAAAAAGAAGGCAAACAAGACAAAATAGGTTTTGAAAAGAAATAACGCTTGACATTTTTGTCAAAGTGTGATACATTATATAATAATAAGGAGAAATATTATGTCAGACGTGAAGATAATGAGACTCTCAACAGGAGAGGATATAATCGCAAAGATTATAGATAAGTCAGTAGAAACAACTAAACTAAAACAACCATTTGTAATTATACCACATCAACAAGGACCAGGTAAACCTGTACAGTTGATGATGACTTTGTATAGTCCATATGCTGATAGTGAAGAAGTTGAAATCAAAACAGCAAATATAGTTTCAACTGTAAATCCAAAAAGAGAAATACTTGCTTCGTATCAACAAAACACAAGTAGAATAATAACACCAAAAGCAGATTTAATTACAGAAACATCTATACCTACTTTGAAAAAGTGATAACAGTAAACTTTATTAGGACAAACAATGAGAAAGTCCAAGTAAAGGTTCCTGCAGGATGGACTGTAATGGAAGCCGCTAGAGAGGCAAACTTGGAAGAAATACCTGCCACTTGTGGTGGGTGTTGTGCTTGTGGCACTTGCCACGTGTATGTCAACAATGCCTGGATTGACAAATTAGGTGAAATAGATTATAATACACCTGAACAAGAATTATTAGAATATGAAAATGGATACAAAAAAGGTATAAGTAGATTGAGTTGTCAAATAATGTTAACTAAAGAACTTGATAATATCACTCTACATTTGAGGGATGATGAACTTTTATAAAAGTGTAATAGAACACCACGGTAAACTTCTTGTAAGAGGTGTACACGAGGGACAAGAGTATAAAGAGAAGATTGATTATAGTCCTACTCTTTATGCAATCTCACAAGAAGATACAGAATTTAAAACACTTACTGGTCAATGTTTAAAACCAATTAAGTTTGGTAGTATTAAAAAGGCAAGAGATTTCAAAAGAAGTTATAATACTGAAAATGCACCTATCTTTGGTATGGATCGTTATCAGTATCAATATATTGCAGACGAATTTCCTAACGATATACAGTTTTCAAAAGACCACATTAAAATATTTACACTTGATATAGAGTGTGGTGCTGAAAACGGTTTTCCTGATATACAAAATCCTATTGAAGAACTGTTAGCAATCACAGTTAAAAATCAATCTAACAAACAAATTATTACGTGGGGTACAGGTGAGTTTAAAACTGATAGAACAGATGTAACTTATATAAGATGTAAGTCCGAGAAGGCATTAATTATGGAGTTTATGAAGTTTTGGATGAAGAACTATCCAGATGTAATCACAGGTTGGAATACAAAGTTTTTTGATTTACCTTATCTATGTAATAGAATTAAATTACTTACAGATGAAAAAGTTGTAAGAAGATTATCGCCTTGGAATTTAGTAGGTACGGAAGAGATAGTTGTAAGAGGTAGATCACAATTACATTATACTTTATATGGTATTGCAATGTTAGATTACCTTGACTTATATAAAAAGTTTATACCAGCAAGACAAGAGAGTTATAAGTTAGATCATATCGGTAAAGTAGAATTAGGATTACCTAAAGATGAAAACCCTTATGATACATTTAGAGAATGGTATACAAAAGACTATCAATCGTTTATTGATTACAATATTAAAGACGTTGAAATTGTTGACCAGTTAGAAGATAAACTAAAACTGATTGAACTTATTTTAACTATGGCGTATGAGGCAAAAGTTAATTACCAAGATGTATTTTCACAAGTTAGATTTTGGGATACATTAATCTATAACTTCTTACGTAAAGATAACATAGTCATACCACCAAAAGAAGATAACTTAAAAGATGAGAAGTATCCTGGTGCGTATGTAAAAGATCCTCTAGTAGGTATGCACAAATGGATTGTTTCGTTTGACATCAATTCACTATACCCACATTTGATTATGCAATATAATATTTCTCCCGAAAAGATTATAGGTATGAAACCAAATGGTATTACGGTGAACAAGATGTTAAATCAGGCAACGCCTCTAACATATCTTAAAACGGAAGGTGCAACTATTACACCAAACGGTGCATTATTTAAAACTGATAGTGAAGGTTTTTTACCTAAACTATTAGGCAAAATGTATAATGATCGTGTAACGTATAAGAAATTAATGTTAGAGGCGAAGAAAAAATATAATGAAACAAAAGACCCTAGTCTATTAAATGAGATTGCTCGTTGTCATAATATTCAATGGGCAAAGAAGATTGCATTAAATAGTGCTTACGGTGCCATCGGTAATCAATACTTTAGATATTATGATGTAAGACAGGCAATGGCAATCACAATGGCAGGTCAATTTGTAATTCGTTTTATTGAGCAGAATGTAAATGAATATATGAATAATATATTAAAAACACACGACAAAATAGATTACATTGTGGCATCCGATACAGATTCAATTTATCTTACATTAGATAAGTTAGTAGAACAAGTTTGTAAAGATAAATCTACTGAACAGAAATTAAGATTTATTAATAAAGTTGTTGAAGGTAGAATAGAACCATTCCTAGAAAAATGTTTTGAACAACTTGCAGAATATACTAACGCATTTAAAAATAAAATGGTTATGAAACGAGAAGTTATTGCTGACAAAGGTATATGGACTGCTAAAAAAAGATATATGTTAAACGTATTAGACGAAGAAGGTATTACGTTTGAAGAACCTAAATTAAAAATTATGGGTATTGAGGCAGTTAAATCATCAACACCAGAAATTTGTAGAACTAAAATTAAAGAGGCGATTAAAATTATAATGTCTAAACAAGAGTCTGATTTACATAAATTTGTAAAAGACTTTAAAACTATATTCTTTTCTTTACCTGCTGAGGCAGTATCGTTTCCTAGAAGTTGTAATAATATGAAAAAATATTATTCTTCTAGTGATGTGTTTATTAAAGGTACACCTATTCACGTGAAAGGTGCATTAATATATAATCATCAAATAAAACAGTTTGGTTTACAAAACAAATATCCATTGATACAAGAAGGTGATAAAATTAAATTTGTTAAATTACTAGAGGCAAATCCATTTAAGTTTGATGTAATTAGTTATGTTACAAAGTTGCCTAAAGAATTTAAATTACAAGAATATATTGATTATGAAGTACAATTTGATAAAACTTTTTTAGATCCAATGAGATTTATTTTAGAAAGTATTGGTTGGTCACCTGAACCAAAGGCAAGTTTAGAGGCATTTTTTGGATGATAACTTCAATGATACTTTTATATTTTACAGTATTTGTATTCTTTCAATGGGGTCAAAGAATTGCTATGACTAGAATAGATACAAAGGCATTTTTAATCTTAATGTTATTATTATGGATATCAATAAAAAGTATAACGTAATTTACGCTGACCCACCTTGGACATTTAAAACTTTTAGTGATAAAGGTAAAGATAGAAGTCCTGAAAATCATTATAACGTAATGAGTTTAAAAGACATATGTAATTTACCTATAAGTAAAATTGCAAATGACAATTCAGTATTGTTAATGTGGGTTGTTGATCCTTTATTAGACAAAGCGTTTGAAGTTATTAATGCGTGGGGTTTTAAATATAAAACTGTAGGATTTACTTGGGCAAAAACAAATAGAAAGAGTATGGGTTTCTTTACAGGTTTAGGATATTGGACACGAGGCAATCCTGAAATGTGTTTACTTGCAACAAAAGGTAAACCAAAACGAATCAGTAAATCAGTACCTCAATTAGTTGTAGAACAACGTAGAGAACATAGTAGAAAACCTGATATAATGTATAACCATATAGAGAACTTATTAGAAGGACCTTATATAGAACTATTTGCTAGAACTCAAAGACCTGGTTGGGATAGTTGGGGTAATCAAACGGATAAATTTAAATGAGCTTGACATTAGCAATATTATATGTTATATTATGTTATGTACCTGTACTTTTAATGTTATGGATGTGGAACAATGAGTGATTATTTAAAGAATTATGCTGATGAAAACGGTTTGCCTATTATGGATCAACAAACGTTTGAACGATATACAAACGATATAGGCAAAGAACAGTTTAGATTAGATTTAGCAGACTACATAGAAAAAAATAGACCTGTATTTCCACTAAAGAAAATTACTTTAGATGATGTAAGAGAATCATTTTACGATTTACAAAAACAAGACATAACACAATATTGTAAACTTAACGATAATAATGTTATGGAAAAGTATGATGATTACAAATACAATTATAAAGATTATGGTCTAGGTATTATAGACGCACCATCAACTTATAATAATGTATCTAATTATTTTCACCAAGAGTTAAGATTAAACTGTTCAAGTTATAGTTTTAAAGCACCTTTAGACGTATGGTACAATGGTACATCAAAAGATATATGGCGTTGTTTAGGACCTATCTGGCGTGGTATTAACGGTATGAAAAAAGTTATTGTAGAAGGTAAAGAAGAATTAAGAGGTGGTGCATTAACAGAAGCAAGTTATATGAGTGCGTTTAGATTAGGTACATATATTGCCACACAGTTTAAACCTA